GCGGAGCTGAACCTCAAGGCGTACCAAGCCGAGAGCGACATCAGTAACCAACTTCACCTAAGCAGCGTCCCTTTCCTTTGCATATTTGGGTTTCCTGCTGCAGGCGACGAGATCACCGTCGGCCCGCAAGAGGCCCTCAACTTGCCGAGCGAGGGAGACGCTCGCTACATCTCACCACCTAGCGATGCCTTCGACGCGCAGTTCAAGAACCTGGACCGCATCGCAGAGCAGATCAACAGCCTCGGCCTCTCTGCCGTACTGGGCCAGAAGCTAAGCGCAGAGACTGCCGAGTCGAAGCGGATCGATCGCAGCCAAGGCGACAGCACCATGATGGTGATCGCCCAGAACATGCAGGACCTGATCGATAACTGCTTGATGCATCACGGCCACTACCTGGGCCTGAATGACACCCCGAGCAGCTACGTCAACCGTGATTTCCTTGGCACTCGTCTCGAGCCTCAGGAGATCCAAGCCCTGCTGCAGCTCTACACCGCCGGCACCATCACCCAATCCACGCTGCTTCTGCAGTTGAGCGAGGGCGAGGTCCTTGGCGACGATTTCGACGTCGAGGAGGAGGTAGAGGCCACACAGCTAGGCGGCCTTGATGGCGAGCGCGAGCCTGAGCCGGTAGAAGAGCCAGAAGAGGACGACGAAGTCGCCGAAGAGGAGGAACCTGAGGAGGACGAAGACGAGTGATGGACCAAGCCTTCGACCAAGCCAGTCACGATGACGAGGAGGTCCGATACCTCCACGTCGTCTCTGGTGATCTCGAAGGCAATATCTTCGCTGTGATCCGCTGCAAGTGGTACAGCGACAACGGGCTGATCGGCATCTCCGAGCACCGCTTGGAACACATCAGCAAGCAGGTCAACCTCGAGGACTTTGGGATCTTCGTGGCCAACTGCCTTAAGGCCAATGCAGACGTCACCGCGCTGGTGGCATGTGACCCCGAAGACCTAGGACTCGAGATCCAATGAGCCCCAACCGCCGTGAGGTCTTTGACGCCATTCCCGAGGCGTACTTCAGGAAGGCCATTGACCTGAATCGCTACAGCAATAGCGTGGCTCGTGACCTCATGAAGTCTTACGAGCGAATCATCCGGCGGTCGATTGCAGAGCTTGAGCGGATCGAGGCGATGCCTAGCGCCAAGCGGCCTAAGTTCCGTGCGCGTCGGCTCAAGGCGCTGATCCGGCAGAACACTGAGGCCCTGGCGAACTGGTCGAACAAGTCGAGCCAAAAGCTGGCCAAGGAGCTAGCGGGCTTGGCCGACATCGAGGTGAAATTCACTACGGGCCAGCTGCGGCGTGCCCTGCCCGAGGCGGCTCAGGGTGTTGTGCGCACAGTTGAGGTGACGCCTGCTTTTGCCGAGGCGGTGGTCACTGCCGACCCGACCGACATTGGCACGTCTGTCCTGAGTGACAGTCTTGAGGAGGTGGTCGAGGGCTCGTCGCGTGCCATGAAGCTGACGGCGCGGCAGGGTGCAGCGATCAGGATGCCTGGCGGTTTTTCTGTGGCGAAGTCATTCCGAGGCTTGGCGGAAAAGCAGGCCGAGATCTTTGCCAGCACTATTCAGGACGGTTTGCTTACGGGCGAATCCACAAAGAGCATTGCGCGGCGTTTGATTGGCGAGGGCTTGAGCTTCTCGACCGAAGCCAAGAGCGTGCGCCAGTTGGCCCAGGCTGGCGGCCAGCTGACCAAGATGGCCACGCATCAGGTGACCACCTTGGTGCGCACGAGCGTGAATGCAACGGCTAACGCTGCGAGCCAACGGGTCTACAAGGCCAACCCGCAGGTGACGAAGAAATATCGATGGCTGGCCACGCTGGACGGACGCACAACAGCGATTTGCCGGAGCCTTGACCAGCAGGTGTTTGAGTATGGCAAGGGGCCAACCCCTGCCAACCCACCGCACTTTGGGTGCCGTTCGACCACCGTCGCCGAGATCGACTACGACGGATTATCGAAGCGGTTCGGCATCGACATGAGGCCGGAACCGAGCAAGATCAAGCGGCCGTCGAGCGAGGGCGCGGTCCCGCTTGGCACGAGTTACGGGAAGTGGTTGCATGATCAGCGGCCCAAGGGCAAGAAGTTCGAGGCCAGTGCTGCTCAGGCCAAGTCGCTGAACGGTGGCAAGGACACGCCAGGGGCCAGACAGAAGGCTCGCTATTTCAACAGGCTGGCGGACAAGTATGGCCCGGATGAGGCCATGAAAAAGTTCCTGCGCGAGGACGGCACTGAGGTGAGCCTGGCCGACCTGAAAAAGCGTTATGGCGAGCCGGAGCGGATCACGGCCACCAAGACGAAGGCCAAGCCCAAACCCAAGACGAAGCCCACACCTGCTGTTGCTGCTGCGCCGAAGCCTACGCCGAAGGCCGCGGCCAAGCCCAAGGCAACTGTTGCCAAGCAGAAGGACGAGCTTCAGAAGCTGATCACCAAAGCGGAGAAGACAGCAAAACAGCAGGTCGAGCCCATTCCTGCTGACCTCCAAGCCCAAATCGCTGCCAAGGAGAAAGAGTTCAAAGAATTGAACCTTGCGGTGCTCAACTTGAAGGGCCCCGACACCAAGAACGTTGTTGGGAAGGCCACGAAAGCAAAGGCTGATTTGGAAGCCCTGAAGCTCAAGAATCCCGCCTACCTCGCGCAGAAGAAGGCCGAAGAGCAGGCGTTCGCGGCATTTATGGCCGACGTCGAAAGCCCGGTAGAGCTGCCCCCATCACTTCGCAAGGCCAAGCCGCCATTCGAGGCGCTCAAGCGTTACACCGGCACGGATTACAGGGAGATGCGAGCCGAACAGTTCCGCGCAGCGAAAAAGGCCGGCAAGAGCCTTTCTCGGTATGAGCAAGCCCAGGTGGACATCTTCAAGAAAAACAGCCTGCTGGCAGACGACGCATCAGAGATTGAAAGCTTCCTCAAGCGTGGGCCGAAATTCAAGGGCGAGGTCTATCGGGGCATCAATGTGCCCCAAGCCGACCTCGATCAACTGCTGGCGCAGTTCAAAAAAGGCCAGTCCACTCTCGCGATGGAGAGTTGGACAAGCACTGAGGGCATCGCCTTTGATCTGGGCAAGCAGCAGCAGGTCCTCCTCCGCACTCAAAACAAGCGCGGCGTTGATGTGGCACTGCTGTCTGAGCACCCAGAGGAGGCCGAAGTGTTGATGCCTCAGGGAGTGGGGTATAAGCTCAAGGGCGTGACCAAGGAAGAGATCAGCCCAGGGATGACCAAAAAAGGCATCTTCCGCTGGGTGGTTGACCTAGAGCAATCCTGATGGCCGAGCCACGCGACGAGCGATTTATTGCACCTCCTGCCATTGGCAAGGCTGACCCTGCGGATTATCCCAAGGGGAAGAAGCCTGGCGACGAAGGCTTTTTAGAGGCTTTGGCTGAGGATGCCGAGTTTAAGTTTGTAGATAAGACCAAGTAATTAGCCTGTGGACAGCAAGCTTTGCGCTTATGTCTGCTGATCTTGTGCCCGTTTTGCATAACGGCGAATTGATGCTGGCCCTCGAGGTAACTCTCGACGATGGGGCCAAGCAGTACCGCAACCGCTACGGCCGCGCTCTTGTCGGAGCAAAACCTGCTCAACAGGATGAGCCCAAGCCCAAGCGTGCACCTCGCGCCCGCAAAAAAAGCAGCTGAGTAGCATGGATTAACTGCATCCAGTCGATGCCCTACCACTCCGGCAAACCCAAGCCGAAAGGCAAAAAGAAGGGAGGCAAGAAGAAGTGAAAAAGGGCAGTCGCGTGAGCTGGACCTATCAAGGGGTCCGCACCTATGGCACCGTGACCGGGACTGGCGGGAAGCGGGCCACGATTACGGGGCCGAGTGGTGGCAAGATCACCCGCGTGGGCACTGACGACGATCCGGTCGTGCGGATTAAGTCGGAATCGACTGGCCGGCCTGTGCTTAAGCGTCGTTCTCAGTTGCGTTCTGCGCCTAAGCGGAAGTAATGGCAATCCAGCGCGGCGGCCATACCTTCAAGGGCTACGACAAGCCCATCCGCACCCCTGGTCACAGCAGCGGGAAGTCTCACGCTGTTGTGATCAAGGACGGCGGCAAGGATCGCTTGATTCGTTTTGGCCAGCAAGGCGCACAGACAAAGCCACCGCGCAAGGGCGAATCAGAAGCTGACAAGGCCAAGCGCAAATCATTTAGAGCGCGTCACGCGAAGAACATCGCTAAAGGCAAAACCTCTGCGGCATATTGGGCGGCAAAGGTAAAGTGGTGACGCAATTTAGCCTGTGGCTAATAAATGTCTGAAGAGCAAAATGCTCCTGTGGAGCAAAACGCTGACAACCAAAATCTGGTGGCGGAGCTTGAGGCGATGCGCCGCAAGAATGCCGAGCTGCTAGACGAATACAAAAAAGCGAAGCAGCAGGCCAAGGCCGTCCCCGATGGTGTGGACGTGCAGGAGCTGCTCGACTTCAAGCGAAAGACCGAACAGCAAGAGCTTGAGTCGCAGGGCAAGTACACCGAGGCCCGCCAGGCCATGGAGGAACAGTTCCGCGAGGCATCGGCTGAGAAGGATCGCAGGATTGCTGAGCTTGAGAGCCGCGTGCGCGAGCTTGAGCTGCTGACCCCGGCCGTCAGCGCACTGGCCGACATTGTGCACGACCCCGACTTGGTGATGAAGACCAAGCTTTCCGCGGATCAGATCCAGCGCGAGGCTGATGGCACGGTTGTGGTCGTCAATGGCTACGAGCGCACACCGGTGGCCGAGTGGGCTCGTACTTTGCCCGCTTGGATGCAGAAGCAGCCGAAGCCCCAGGGCAGTGGCGCACCTGTGGGCCGCGCAGGTGGTGAGATTCCTGCTGGCACCAAGAACCCGTTTACTAAGGAGACTTGGAATCTGACCGAGCAGGGCCGTCTACTTAGAACCGACCCGGATATGTATGCGCGATTGAAAGCCCAGGCCAATCGTTAATATGAACACCAAGGCAAAGCTGTGCTGAGCCAATAGGGCTGTGCCCGCACCGTTAAACACTTTTGGAAACCAACAATGGCGACCCTTCGGTCCGACATTATTGTGCCCGAAGTGTTCACCCCCTACGTTATTGAAGAGTCCACCAAACGTGATGCCTTCTTGGCAAGCGGTGTGGTGCAGCCTTTGGCTGAACTCAATGCGACTGAGGGTGGAGACTTCGTCAATGTCCCCTTCTGGAAAGCAAACCTTTCCGGCGATTTTGAGGTTCTGTCCGATAGCACCTCTCTGACCCCCGGCAAGATCACTGCTGACCGTCAAACTGGAGTCATCCTCCATCGCGGGCGGGCCTTCGAGGCAAGAGACCTGGCCGCTCTGGCTGCAGGTAGCGACCCCATGGCCGCAATCGGTCAAAAGGTGGCTAACTATGTCGCAAACCAGCGTCAAAAGGATCTCCTGTCCTGCTTGGCTGGTGTGTTCGGCTCGGTGAACTCCACCAGCAGCTCCGCCGCTTTCTTCGATCTGACGATCGACGGCGAATCTGGTGACACCCCCACCGTTCTGAGCCCCCGCCACATTGCTCGCGTTCGCAACAAGCTGGGCGATCAAGGTGACAAGCTCACCGCAATGTGCGTGCACTCCTCGGTTTATTACGACCTTTTGGAAAGGCGTGCCCTTGATTTCGTTTATGACGACACGGGTGCAGCTGACACCAGTGCAACTCAGGGTTCGACCGCCGGTGCATTCGGCAGCCCCACTGTGGCCCGATTCATGGGTCTCAATGTGATCGTCTCTGACGATGTGCAGACTGCTGGCAGCGGCTCCTCCACCGAGTACGCCTGCTACTTCTTCACCCAAGGTGCAGTCGGCAGCGGCGAGCAACTCGCAATGCGGACTGAGGTCGATCGTGACATCCTCGCCAAGAGCGATGCCATGTCGATGGACCTGCATTATGTGTATCACCCGATCGGGGCTCGTTACACCTCCAGCACCGTCAATCCCAACGCCTCTACTCTCGAAACCGTGGGCAACTGGTCCAAGGTTTATGAGACCAAGAACCTGGGCATTTGTCGTGCGACCGTTATCTCCAATCTAGATTGAGGGGACTAACTAACCATGGCATCTGTTTTTGAAGCAACCGCAGGTCTGGCCATTGGCTACACCTCCGGTTCGTCCGTGACCCAAGCCACGGACAAGAGCACCGGCGTGACCATCAACGCCGCTTCTGGTGCAATCACCATGGCTGACGCTGCTCTTGCAGCTGGCGCCGAGGTGTCGTTCGCTGTCACCAATGACAAGGTGACCGCCTCCGACGTGGTTGTCGTCAACCATGCATCGGCTGGCACTGCTGGCTCCTACTTGGTGCAGGCCAACACTCTTGCTGCTGGATCCTTCGCGATCACTGTCAGCAACGTGTCCGGCGGCTCCCTGGGTGAGGCCATCGTGCTGAACTACGTCGTCATCAAGGGCGCTACGTCCTGATGGGTCTGTTCGCATTTAGGCGAGCAAAAGAGCGTGAGGCTGCTGCTTCGGCAGTGGCCTCCACTCCCCCTAAGCGTTCTCCTAAGAAATCAGTAGAGAAGCCCGATGGCAGTCACGATCGACGCAACAGTCGGCGGGTCAAGCGCCAACAGCTACCTGACGTTGAGTGACGCCAACGCTTTGGTCGAGGCGATGGTGAATAGCACCGACGTCGCCAAGTGGGAATCAGGCAACGACGACACACGCAACCGGGCACTGACCGCAGCAACGCAGCGTATTGATCGCGAGCGGTTCCTCGGTGCACGGGCTGACAACGATCAGGCTCTGCAATGGCCCCGCGACGGGGTGCGCAAGCCGGACACCTATCAGCGGACCTACACCACTGGTTTCCCGTTCCGCCTGACTGAGGACTACTTCACCACCGAAGAAATCCCGGACCAAGTCAAGCGGGCCACAATCGTTCTTGCGGTCTACCTGCACAACAACGTTGACGGCCTTGAGCTAAGCGGCCTCGAAGACTTTAAGAACCTGCAAGTCGGCTCGGTCAATATCACCCCTAATTTCTTCGGCGCTGTAGGTGCTGATCGCATTCCGCCAATGGTGGAGCGGTATTTGATCGGCCTTAGAATCAGTGGACCGGGCAACATTTCTGTCAAACGGAGCTGATCATGGGCATGGGTTACGAGCCTTCCAAGGCCATAATCATCACTGACACAGCTGCCCACACTGGCCGTTTTGTGAAGGTCCACGCTCTCGCTGATGCGAGCTGCACCTTCGTTTCGGAGAGTCTGACCGAGAACGGCAGCAGCACCATCAACGGCATCACCATGAATGCCTCGACCACCATCGAGGGCATCATGATCACCAGCATCACCCTGGCCAGCGGCCAAGTCGTCGCCTACGAGGCTTGATCGATGGCACTCGGCGACCTGATCGCGAAGGTTCTGCCTAAGGCATTTGCCAAGGTGGGCACCGAGGTGACCTTCCGCAGTGTCTCGACCGGCGCTTACAGCACGGCCAATGGCACGATCGCCGAGACAAACACGGACACCGAGCACACCGGGATCCTTAGCAATGTGAGCGAGCGCGAGGTCAACGACCTTGTGCAGGCCAGCGACAAGATCCTGACGGTGCCGGCTGAGGAGTTCGCTTCTCGGCCCAGCAATCGCGACAAGATCGTGATCGGGTCTGTCGTGCATCAGATCATCGACCTGCGGGTTGAGGAGCTGACCGGCGTCGATCTGATCTACGAGTTCATCCTGAGGGC